ACAATTTTTTCAGTTCCGTATCTGGAAAAAGGAGAAAAAACGAAAAGGGTGCGCCATAGACTTATGACACACCCTCTCCTAGTATTAACCAATTAAAGTAGAATGATTATGGAAATAGTAGATGTAAATGTAAAAAATCTGAGTGAATTCGATATTGAGAACGATCTCTATCATGACACTCTGTGGGAGAATATGTTCGACGATGGCGAGTATACGGACGACGGATGCAACGAGGCTGTAGGTTTCATCTATTCTAACGCCTGCCATGCAGAAGTTTATGGCAACTCTATGGATGTCAGATGGATAAAGGATAACTCAGACAATCTCCGCCTGGCTATGGTGGCAAACGACCTGGTAAATAACCTCATGGGCACAGAGCAAAAGAAAATTATCACCGAGGAAAACAACGGAACCACGCTCCTTACTTACGCTGGTATATATCTTAACATCTTCGTCAATTTCGAGATGCGTCACATACAGATTCTCGCTTACCAGGAAGCCTAAAAAGCCCTCTTCGGAGGGTGCAAGTATTAACCAATTAAAATTAAAAATATGAATGATTTTTTAAAAATAGCAGAGGAATTAGACTGGAGTTATAATGTAGACGATACACCTAACGAAAGAGGTGAGGTTTGCGTCGAGTTAGAGAAGTATTCCCCACAAGACCAAGACTTCATTGTTTCTATCTGGTTCGAGACGGACAACGAGTGTGACTTCGCCGACAAGCTGGAGGAGTACTGGAGAGGCTTTGATCCAAGCGAGGAGGCTATTAATTGGGTCGGGCCAGATGGACACGGAATAAATGGCGCCCCATACGACCTACAAGACATTATCAACGACATGGTTGACTGCAAGGAGATGCTGAGGGAGTTGGTCGTGAAATGCCACAACCAAGCCTACCCGAGAAAGAAGTTCGACAACTACGACAACGGACTTACTTGCAGCTTTGACTGCTATGATTCCACTGACGATGAGATGCAGGCTATTCGTAATATCCTTGCATCTTTGGAGAATGCGAGGACCTACGCATCCGGTCTCTACAACAATCCTAACAGATGGGAGTTGGATGAGATGCTTGGTCGATTCAAGAATATTGTCCGAGATAAGCTAGAGAGCGGATTCACGAACAGAGTTTAGCCAAACCAAACCGTTACATATCGTAGCGGTTTCTATAAACCAAAATATTAAGATTATGGATAGAAAAGTATTGAAAGACAAGATTGATGAGTTGCGTTCAACAGCAAAGATGGAACTTGCATGCACCATCCGTGAGATAATGAGAGAGCAAAATGTGAGCAGAAAGGTGTTCGATTGGCCTGTACGTGCCGACGACAACAGGGAGGTGAACATAGTAGAGGTAGGCGGCAGCGATACGGCTATCCCTATCATTCATAGCCGATGCACTTCTATAGGGTTTGAATTCCCGGAAGCAAAAGCTACAGATGACGATATACCCGTTGACCTTCTTGCAGACATCGCTACTAGTCTGAACGATGAGCTGAACGGCTATATTGGTGTCTATGCTGCAAAGTATAAGATTGCCTACAATGATGGAATTTTCATTCCTAAGGAGAATCCGTACGTATTCCGAGCAAAATCATATAAAGATGCATTGGATGAGGCGGAAGACTACATGCGTGTGTGGAATGACCATAATGGTTCTACCCTAAGACTCGTATCAGTCGAGAAGCAGACTGCTTCGGAAGGTTAAATTAGCGTTAAAAACGGCAAAGACGATGGTTTATATTATAAACTTTTCGTATCTTTGCCACTAGTAACCAAAATTATAGAATTATGACAGAAGAAATAAGAATCAAGACAAGAGATTGGGAGAGACTTCTTAGCTACACACAGCAGCAGAAGTACAAGACTGCCATCAAGCAGGGTTGGTTCGCCAATTATCACAGCAACGCCTGGAGGCATGACACGTTCTATGGCGCATACATCTGGAAATATCCGAAGCTTATTAAGGTTGTAAGGATGTTCGAAGAGATGCTTGGACATAAGCCATTATGGGAAGACATCACGGACGATAACCTTCGCGACCTCTTCGAGAAGATCCAGGAGAACTACGCTCCTAACTCGGCAAGAACCGTATGTGCAACCATCAAGGCTGTGATACGTGAGAATGATGCTACCAGGGAAATTCCTAGTCCTACGTTCGGCAGAATACTTAGAGCGAAGGCTGTGCCGGTCCAGTCTGTATATCTCTCTGATGAGGAGATAAACAGAATCATAAAGTACAACCCTCACGGGAAAACAAAAAGATATGTTCAGAGAATGTTTATCATGGAATGTCTCTGTGGCGCACGTTACAGCGACTGCCAGAGAATGACGGAAGAGAACATAGATGATACCGGACACTTCCTCGTGTATGTTACTCAGAAGACAAAGACCGAGGTAAGGGTTCCACTTCACAAGAAGCTCCGTCCGTTCCTCGTATGCGGTACTGGTGACGAGCCTCTTCCGGGTGAGATAGGTGAAAGGACGTTCAATAGAGCACTCCGCGATATCTGTCGTGACTGCGGAATAGATACGAATACAAAGGTGTTCAAGGCAGGAAAGGAAGAGACTGGAAAGAAGTATCGGTTCGTCTCATCCCATACCGGCAGACGCTCGTTCGCAACGAATCTCTCAAAGAAGGGAGTGCCTCTTGAGCAGATTGCCGTCATGATGGGACATACCAGTAACGGTATGCCGAATATCCAAATGACACAGCGCTACATCGTCGGTAAGACCGAGATTGACAGCAATACACTGAGATTGTTCGGCGTCTATGAAGAAGACCTCGATAACGGTCTAGATGAGGATTAAGCTAAAACTGGAGGTGGTTAGCAGCCATCTCCTGCCATTGTTTAACCAATTAAAATAATGAATATGGTAGAAGATTATACAGTAGAAGAGTTGAATAAACTCATCAATGAGTGCCGGAAGAAGTACGAAAAGCTCGAAAAGGAGACCGTGATGAAGGCTCTGACTGGCGAGATTGGTACGAACTCCGCAATGGTGGAAGAGTTGGAGATTCTCAACATCCACTATCACGATGAAATGGATGAGTACGATATCACTGCACCTGACCTGAATCCTGACCTTATCGAGAACTTCAAGAGGGCAGAGCGTGATGGCAAGAACGTCATCTTCGAGGCACAGGAATATCTTAAGATCCTGGGAATGTGCGAAGAGATGTTCAACCAGAAGATGTGGGTCAACGAAGAGGGCCACATATGCGATGAAGAAGGTAATAGACTTTCCGCCGACAGAGAGCATCGTGTTTTCGAAGTTGTTAAGTGCGGGAAATAAGATATTTCTAGTTTTTCATAGCTAGATTGTTTAAATGAGTGTCCTCTCTTGCCCGTGAGGGTAGGAGGGGATTTTTTAAAACGGCCCCGATTAGCCAAAAATAGGGAGCTTCGGCTCCTGTCAATTAATAACCAAGCCCTATCGCATCACGGTGAAGCGAAAAGAATATGGAGAATATATTAGAAAAAACGGTGAAGGAAAATGGAAATATCAACTTAAACGAATTAAGTTGGAAGCAGGTCGTTGCACTCCTGAACGCCTGGGATTCCAGCTTCGCAAGAAATGAGAACACGTCGTTCTCGGAGATGGTGAAGCGATGCTATAAATCACGTCCATGGCATGAGAATGCGAATATCATCTATTTGCATCGAGATAACAAGAAAACTACCATCCTCCCTCACGCCTGTTATAACCTCGACGAAGCAGAGGAAAATATGATATTTAATTTGCTCAAAAAGCAATTAAACTGAACTCTACGGATGCAGTAGAACGAAAAAGCCCCGACCTAAGCCGGGGCTACCACAGACCATTACAGTCTGACATCTACGATAGTAGAAATTTGCTCTTTATGAGCGTTTAAATCCACAATTCCGAAGAATTGACCGTCAACGGAAGTTTATTTTATTTCTATTCCATAAAGGTTCGATTAGTCTTCCGAAGACATGTGCAAAGATAGTGGATTTATTTCAGAAAACAATATTTATTCAACAACAATTAACGAATTTAACTAATATGTACAAAGTCATAAGTACAGAATATCATTTTTATCCTCATGTCGTGCTAGAATTGCAGGATACCGCCACCAAAGAGACAAAGTGGTGGTGCTACGCTGACTTTCATGACGAGGACCTGTGCAAGGAGCTTGGGGTGAAGGACCTTACCGGTTGTACCCTTGACAAACAGCCAAGTCACGGGACCTGGATATCCAAGGAGGATATAGGACATCTGTAATCGCAGGTTCTCATACAATTAGCCGCTTATCACTTAATAGATAGGCGGCTATTTTATTAAGATAACCACCGAAAAAGCAACGAAAATCACTCTTTTTTTCTTAAACTACGTTAATTGTAAATATTCTGTACTTTAATGAATATTGCAATCAGCTGTTTTTACTTCGCTTGAAACATCTAGCTATACCAGTATCTTTAAAATGCTTGTCCTCACTTTTTACTTTAATAAGTCCGGTTTATGGCATAAACGAAACTATTGCACGGAATAGAAAATCGTAGTATCTTTGCAGTGCTTATCAGAAATCGCTCGCTGATAAATTGAATATGCTTTATCTTAGTGGCTTTTGCCACTCCATGATATACCCTATCCAAAACTCGGAGAGCGACTGAGTAGAGGATAGGGTAAATTCTTTTATCCTATTCCTCGAAGTCAAGGTGGAAGAGACGGCTTAATACACCACGCACACCAAGACTTTAAATGCAAGTGGGATTCATGGCAAAAGTGCAGGGTTTAATCGCAGAAGGCACGAGAAGGGTGGATGCTACAATCCGAAAGCTGCGACGCTGAAGCACGTGTAGTTCGTGCAGAGGTCGAATGAAGGGTCAATATACTGGGTCCATGCCATTCGAGGAATCCAACACCTACAAGTTTTTTCTTGTGGGTAAGGGGGATTCTCTCAATCAGCTATCTGCAACCTGTTCCATATTCTTTAAATAATGTAAGTATAAATTTAAATAAAATATTATATCATGGATAAAGATAAAGAAAATAATATTATTATACCTACGCGCGAGGAGTTTGAGGACTTCTGCTCACTGAAGCTTGGGTATAATGACAGAGAGTTCACATCAGAATTATGGAAAACCTGTCAAAAAGTTGGTTGGAGGAAGAAAAACGGCGACCCTCCAAAGAGTTGGCAGATACTGGTTGTATGCTATAATGGCATCGTGCTTCCAAAATTCGGTCGCAAACCATACAAACGAGCATCAGTATCAGAAAAAAGTGGAGAAGAAGAGGAGTTCCCGGATAACGGCATGCACTATATCGCCTATACTGACGGTAGCTGTGATAACAACTCGGCCACAAAAGCAGGTGGATCTGCTTACGTCTTAATCAAGGATGGAGAAGTTGTTAGAGTCAAGAATCACAGTCAGCTCAATACGACAAATAATCGCATGGAGCTGCTTGCCATAATTTCTGCGGTCAATGCCTGCCCGGACGGCGCTTGTGTTGATGTTTATACTGATAGCAAATATAGCATACTGACCCTGGAGAAGACGTACAAGCCGGACACAAATGGTGACCTATGGGAGCTCTACCAAAAGCATTCTCGCCACGTTGCTGGAGTTCGCTTGCATTGGGTTAAAGGCCACAACGGCGACCATTATAACGAGATGGCAGACGAAATGGCGTACGGAGCGTATTGCGAGATTTGCGACAAATATGGAATAAAGAAAAGTAACAGACACTAATCTTCTATCCTATATTTCTAATGGGTATAGAGGTGTTGTATATGTAAATGAAGAAAGACGTTAAACATTAGTTCTATGGCAAGAATAACAAGAAACAAAGCTGCCGAGATACTGGGAGTATCAAGACAGACCATCAGTAACTACATCAAGGAAGGCATCCTTGGAAGCTACGTAGGCGAACACGGCATCCTGTATGTTAACAGCGAGGATATCGAGAAATATGCTCAGAAATACAAGATGATTGCAGCAAACGAGAAGATGATTGACGAGAAGCTCAAGGAAGTCGAGTATCGCAAGCGCGCAATCAACGTAGAGCTCACTGAACTGAGAGACAGAGCTACCGCAAACGGCAAGCTGGCTGCAAACGCCGTAGGCATGCTGTTCGGTGTAATCAATACAATGTCGCATCTTGGTGTATTACCGAATCTTACCTATCGTGAGTCCAGTCTTCTGAAGGACATAATTAACGGAATGACCTATGACGAACTGTCAATCAAGTACGGCGTGTCTGCAACGAGAATCAGGCAGATTGCAGAAAAGACTTGCAACAAGCTTACCTACAACGAGAATATTGTCATTGCTGAGCTCTCAACGAACAGAACCTTGCAGTATGAGGTTGAGCGCCTGAAGAAGGTAATCAAGTCGCTACAGGTAAGCTTCGACGAATACCGGCGCGCGAAAGGAGACAAGCCTGTCAGTAGCGCAGTACTTCCTCCGCTGATCCTTTCTAGGGATATAAATGACTGCGGCTTCTCTGTCCGCATCCTGAATGCACTCAAAACACTCGACGTATATACAGTAGGTGACCTGGTTCGTAATCTCCGCGGAAGGTCAGAGCTTATGAAGCTCAGGAATCTCGGCAATAAGAGCGTCTATTCCATCCTTGACTTCGTTGAGGAAAATAATCTTGACTTCAAGGAGAACGGAGAGTCTGAGGAAGACTTCTACATCAGGCTCAATAACAAGTTGTCAAACCAAAAAGACTAAGTATATTTTTTTTAATTTTTAAACATTATGAGTGTAAAAAACATTATTTTGGCATCAGTACTCGCAATAGTAGTACTCGCCGCAGGTTCAGTTATCGGTTGTTATTTCCATTACAACAACCAGGAAATCTCACTTCGTCAGCAGTCTGAGGCTCAGCGTGGCAAGATTGAGGGTGTTCACGACAAGATGTGGAAGGTTCTTCAGCAGAAGGCAGAGGTTACGGATGAGTACAAGTCTGCATTCGAGTCCATCTATCCGAAACTTATAGAGGGCAGATACTCAAAGGGAGACGGCTCTCTTATGAAGTGGATCAAGGAAAGTAATCCTAACTTCGACGTTTCGCTCTACAAGGACCTCATGCAGTCCATAGAGATTCAGCGCTCCGAGTTTCAGACATCACAGGAGAGAATGCTTGATATCATCCGTGAGCACGAGACGCTCGTGAAGACATATCCGGCGAAATGGTTCATCTCCGATACAAAGCCTATCGAATACAAGATTATCTCCTCATCCAAGACAAAGATGATTATGCAGCTTGGAGAGGATAACGACGTAGACCTGTTCAAGAAGTAACGGCTTATGGAAATATTCATATTCCTAATCCCATTCGTGGTTGCTGCTTTCCTGTTGATTTTCTTCAGGAAGCATACCACCTGGTGGGAATACGCAGTACTCATTGTTCCTTCCATCCTCATAGGCATCCTCATGGAGTTCGTGTTCAAGCAGTCCAATGCTGCTGACACGGAGTATCTCGGAAGCTACGTGACAAGAATCCGTCATTACGATGCCTGGAATGAGTACATACACCGCACGTGTACAAGGACTGTCGGAAGCGGAAAGAATCAACGTACGGAAACATACGATTGTTCGTACGTAGACAATCACCCTGAACGTTGGACTTATTTTGATGCTAGGAACAAGGAAGAATACTTCATGACCGACAACGAGTTTAATGTAGTCAGAAAGATTCTCGGAACCCCAAGCGTGTTCATTGATATGCACAGGGATTACTACACTAAGGATGGCGATGCTCAGGAATGGGCGTGGGATGGCTCCATTGAAAACTCGTACACATTATCTTCCGAGCACGATTATAAGAATAAAGTGAAAGCCTCACGTTCTATTTTCAAGTTTGAGGATATTGATTATCAACAGGCACGAAAGCTTGGATTGTTCGAGTATCCGGATATCGTTCTTTATGACCAGAACCCTGTGCTTGGACTGAAGATTCCGAAGAACCAGGAGAAGGCGATGAGATGGCTGAACGGATACTATGGCGAGCGGAAGCAGTTTAGGGTGTTCGTCCTGTTCTTTACGAACAAGCCGGAAGAAATCGTTGAAAAGCAGCGCTCATACTGGCAGGGCGGCAACAAGAATGAGCTTGTCGTGTGCGTCGGTATTGACAAAAACAAGAATGTCAAGTGGTGCAACGCATTCTCGTGGTGTGACAGTCCTGTTGTAGGCGTGAAGAGCCGAGACTGGTTTATGAATAATCCGGTAAATCTCGAAAAGTATGCCGAGTACATAGGTCCGATTGTAGAAAAGGAATGGCATAGAAAGAATTTCGAGGATTTCGACTATCTTACCATCGAACTATCTGACGGGCAGTACTGGGCTATCATCATTCTCTTGCTGATATTCAACATTGTAATGAGCTCATGGATTATTTCTAACGATTATAAAAACGATTTGTAGCGTGTCAACAACCCACAGGTTAAAGACCTGTGGGCTTGAAAAAGCCCAAGTTGATTAGCCTAAGCACTTCGGGTGCTACGTTAGGAGAGAATATATAGGCACCAACGGATGTTTGTTCAAGTCTGTTGCTCTGCGGTCAGTGATTAAACAGTTCTGTGAGGTAGGAACAGTGTTGCTGACAAAAAACCTTTCCATAACATTGGCGATGAGCATTTAACGGAGAAATCCGACTTACAGTAAAATTAAAAAAAGTAAAAAACGAATGGTTTATGTAATAGGCAAAGAAGGACAGGCACTTATGCCGACTGAAAGATTTGGCAAGGTGAGAAGATTATTGAAAAATGGTCTTGCTCACGTTGTATGCCGTATCCCATTCACAATTCAATTGGATTATGAGACAACTTATTTCGTTCAGCCCATAAGTTTGGGTGTAGATGCTGGTAGTAAACATATCGGCATTTCGGCAACAACAAGTGAGAAGGAATTGTATGCAGCAGATGTAGAACTGAGAAATGACATTGTGGAGAAACTATCTACTCGTAGAGAACAAAGAAGAACGCGTAGAAATAGATTACGTTATCGTAAGGTTCGTTTTAACAACAGAGTATCTTCAAAACGCAAAGGTTGGTTAGCACCATCTGTTGAAAACAAGATTCAAACTCACTTAACTGTTGTAGAAAAAATTCATAAGTTCCTACCAATAACTAATATCGTAGTTGAGACTGCTTCATTTAACATACAAAAGATTAAGAATCCAAGTATATCAAGCGAAGAATATCAGAAGGGCGAACAGCTTGGCTTTTGGAACGTCCGCGAGTATGTTTTGTTTAGGGATAATCATACTTGCCAACATTGCAAGGGTAAGAGTAAAGATCATATCTTGAATGTACATCACATTGAAAGTAGAAAAATCGGAGGAAACTCTCCAAGCAATCTAATCACGCTATGTGAATCTTGCCATAAGGCATATCACAATGGTAAGATAGATATAAAGGTAAAACGTGGTGCATCATTCAGGGATGCAGCATTTATGGGGATTACTCGTTGGACTACATACGAGAGGCTAAAGAATATCTATCCTAATGTAAATATGACTTTTGGATATATCACAAAGAACAATCGTATCACTAATGGTCTACCAAAAGACCATTATGTTGATGCAAGATGTATAAGTGGTAATTCTAAAGCAAAACCGCTTGGGTATTATTTCTACCAAAAGAAAGTACGTTGTCAGAATAGACAAATACACAAGGTTAATTTCTTGAAAGGTGGTAGGAAGAAGCTCAATCAAGCACCATTCTTGGTAAAAGGGTATAGGTTGTTTGACTTGGTTGAATACCAAAATGATTTGTATTACATATTTGGGAGAAGAGATAGCGGATTCTTTGATATTAGAAAATTGGACGGAACAAAAGTAAACAAAGGTTCTATCAGTTGTAAATACATACGATTGGTAGACATCAGAAGAAGTGTATTAACAGAAAGAAGGAAAAGTTGCTCAATTCCTCCCACAAACTAAAGATTTGTGGGTTTCCTTGAGCTAATTTTATGAAAGAAAGATTAAAAATGATTTTCGACCGCATTGACATCTTTGTCGTGTGCATCATCCTCGGGAGCTGCCTCTGTATTGCGGAGGCCTTTCTTGGAATCTGGGACGTGTTTGCTGACTGTTTTGTCATTACACTTCTTGCTACCGAAGTTTGCTACACTCTCCGCTGCAACGAGAAGCTTAAAATAGAGCTGATAGAGACAAAGGAAAAGCTGAAGAAGGCGGAGAGTGAACTAGTTAAAGTTAACAGGAAGCTGACGTATACAGAGATGGAACTGGAATCAGCCCGTCTACAGGTCGCCAGAAAGAGCAAGGTCGTAGACGTCTATAGACTACTGCGAGATCTGTGGAAGAAAAGATGGAATTGCGAACACGCCAAGGTCAATTACTGCAAACGCAAGATAACATCGAAGCAGCTTGTTGATGCGATGAATCATGCAGAGAAGGAGGAATCTGAGATTTCCGATAAAATCGTTGAGGTTGACAAGGAACTCAACGAGCTCTATAATTAGATACTTGCCATAAAACAACTTTCCCCACGTCATTTGCCGATGGCGTGGGGATTTTATTTGTTAACCGTTCAGATAGTCTATGACTTTTCGGTTCGCCTCGTCTATCTTCTTATTGTCGAACTGAATATAAAGGTCAGTGGTTGAGGAATCCCACTCGCTATGACCTAGAGCCTTGCCGATAACTTCCTTCGGAATGTCGATGCTAGCAGCTATGGTAGCCCAGCTTCTTCTGGCGGTGTACCATATAATATCCTTGTGAAGGGGATTGATTTCCTTCTTGATTAAGGCGCCTCGCTTGTTCTTCTTTATCTCGGTAGGTCCGATTCTCTTCAGGTAGTCACCAAGCGTTCTACGGAAGCTTGACTCCTTCGTTCCGTCATCCAGGATGCACAGAAGATGGTCCTTTCCCTTATACTTCCTGATGATTTCCATCGCTTCCGGCTCAACCTTGATGTCGTAGAGCCTGCCGGTCTTGTTGCGCTTGTATTGGATGCGCCCTCTCTTGATGCAGTCAGCAGGAAGTTCGAGCAGGTCGGAGAGGTTGATGCCTATCAGATAGAACCCGAGCATGAACAAGTCACGGTACTTCTCCATGAAAGGCTCTACCGGAAAGTCGCGATACTCCCTCATCTCATCGGCACTCAGATACAGGTACTGCTGACGCTCCGTCTTGATGGAAAACTTACGGAAAGGATATTTGGTTGTAATCTCGTTGTCTATGGCCCAGTTGAATACCGTGCGTATATTTCTGAGGTCGATGGCGATTCCACCGCTCATGCGCCCTTTCAGGAGCTCGTGTGCCTGGAATCTTTCAAGCCAGTCCCTGTCGATGTTGTCGAAATCCGCATGCTCATCGAAGGATTCAATCCTCTTCCTTGTTCTGAGGAATATCTCCTTTGTGCTGTCCTTGGCCTTGGTCTTGATGAACTCATCGATGTAGTAGAGGATATTCTTCTCTACCGATGCAGCCCTTCCGTTGATGATGGCTTTGATTTCGTCCTTCATCCTTGCTGCCGGAAGATCACCATTCATATAGACATATTCTTCCACGGACGCAAATAGCCTTGCTAGCATGGCCGTCTTGGCTCTTGCGTTCGGAACACTCTTCGGGAATACCATCCCGCTGAACTTGACGGTACTCGTGATGCCGGTATAGACCTGGAATCTCTTTCCCTGATAACTGATGATGAAGAAAACCTTTAGGGACTTTCCTTCAACGTACGTCTTGATGCTATTCATACTTACTCACAGATTTTACTCACAATTTTTACTCACAACTCAATTTTACTCACATATTACTCACAAAACTACTCACATTGGCGTACATTATGCACGATTTTGTACCTATTTTGTGGGTGAAAATGATGATTTTTGATTATGTTTTTATAGTGAAAAACGATGTAAGTGGCTGATTATCAATACTAGAGCGAGATACGGGAGTCGAACCCGCCTCACAGGCTTGGGAAGACTCTCATATATCTTGATAAGCCTCTAATACTGA